GGTATGCTGTCCAACGGACAGCTTGCCCCCGGCAGGGCGCAAAGGCACTTTTGATAGAGCGTAGCCTGTCGAAAGTGCTTTTGCGTTACTTTCGCAGAAAGTAACAAAGGCTATGCGCCGTATCCGGCGCTTATTACCCAATAGGGAGAAAGGAAAATTTATTGAAGCGGACAATCAGCGTAATGACAGGGAAAGGCTCTGTCAACCACAACAGCAGAAAATTCCACGCAAAGAACACTGACCCGGAGCGGAGCTGTCTGAATGTGGAATACTGCAACGAAAATATCAAAGACGTATACCACGAATTATTTGATGAAGCACTCGCCCGGTACAATGAGAAGCAGACCAGAAGTGACCGCATAATTGATGATTATTATGAGAAAATCTGTTCCGGCAAACAGGAGAAGCCATTCCATGAGATTATTTTGCAGATAGGCAACAAGGACGATATGGGGGCAAAGACCGAGGACGGACAGCTTGCGGCAAAAATACTTGATAAATATATGCAGGATTTTCAGCGGCGCAATCCTACATTAAGGGTATTTTCAGCACATCTCCATATGGGCGAGGCAATTCAAAACCGAACACCCAGAAGACGCTTGCGCATCTTCTGAAAATGGCGGTTCTTCGGTACTGTCCAGCATATCAATATAGCTTACTTGCTTACCGCCTTTGATGTTATAATAAATCACAACCTTATCATCATACAGGTAAACAGAATTTATGAATGTGTCAATAATTCTTTTCTGGAAATCTATGTCAAGCGCATCACCATTGCAGAACTGCTTTAACCATTCTACAATTTGCTCTTCTGTAAGCTGTACCTTTGCCGATATGCGGAGTTTGGCAAGGTCAAGCTCTGCCGCCGCCTTTTCCGTGTCCAGTTGTTCCATTTTGTCAAATATAGGCTGGCGGGCGGCAGCAGGGCATACAGCCAGAGTATCAACAAGGCGGCTTATTTCTGCGTCTATCCTGTTAAGCTGCTTTTCGTATGCCTGTATGCGGTCAAGCCCGCAGTCTTTTTTATACTGGGCTACCAGCTGGGCGGCAATATACTCTATGCGCTCCGGCGTTAGGACATATTCTACGGTTTGCTCCACAACATACCATTCAATATAACCTTTCTTTTCGTTCTTCTTGTCGCATGTATGCTCTCTTCTGCGCTTCCTGCATGTGTAATAGTAGTAAGTCTTTCCGTTTTTTCCGTGTCCGGCTTCAGCAATCATATTCGTACCGCAATGACCGCAGTATAATTTCCCCTGTAGGAGATATTCAACAGTGGCTTTTGAGGCAGCAGGCGCAGCTTTCCGCTTGTCCATTAACTCTTGCACTTTATAGAATGTCCTTTCGTCTATGAGGGCATCACAGCCGCCCGCAACTTCTTCCCCGCCATGCTCATAAATTCCAATATACTTTTTGTTTTTTAAGACGGAATGGACAGTTGAAAGGGCAAAAGGAAGCCCTTTACTGTTTTTTAAGCCGCGTGCGTTCAGTGCGTCTACAATTTTCTTTTTGGGTACGCCTTTTGCATATTCTTCAAAGATATAGCGTGCTATAGGCGCGGTGTTTTCGTCTTCTACAAGTTTTCTGTTTTCCAGTTTATAACCCAGCGGCACATAGCCGCCTAAAAATACGCCCTTCATTCTGCTTTCACGCTGCCCGCGCACTACCTTTTTAGAGAGGTCAAGGCTGTATTGTTCCGCGCTGGCTTCCAGCAGCGCTTCAAGGATTATGCCTACTTCACCCTCACCGACATTTTCCATAGCAGAAAGCACTTTAACGCCGCACTGCTTTAATTTGTGCTTATATATGGCGCTGTCGTATCGGTCACGGGAAAAACGGTCAAATTTCCAGACAATCACGCGCTGGAATTGCTGTTTTTTTGCGTCTGCAATCATGCGCTGGAAGTCTGGGCGTTCGTCTGTGCGCCCTGTTATGGCGCGGTCTATATATTCCCCTACTACTTGCAGCCCTTGACGTTCTGCAAAGGCGTAGCAATCCCGCAGTTGTCCTTCTATGCTTTGCTCTGTCTGGTTGTGTGAAGAATAGCGGGCGTATATTACGGCGTTTAGTATTTGTTGCATTACTTTTTACCTTACCTTTTCTTGTTATTTGAAATTTCATTATTGAGCGCAGATAATAATAGCTCAATAGGATTATGCTTGTTGTACTCTAAAAATAGTTCTGCTTTATGCTGGACGGTCATGCTGGGATATTCTTTATCTATAAAATCTAATATTTCCGCTAGTAAAAGTACAGATAAATCCGAGCAATTACGTTCCCCTTTTTCAAGGAGGATATTAGGAGTAGTTTCTAAAACATCACAAAGCAAGCAAAGTGTTTGTGGGGAAGGCTGTGAGTTACCAAGTTCCCATGAACGAACGGTACTGCCAGCTTTATTTAATAAAGCGCCTAACTGTTCTTGCGTTAATCCTTTCTTTTTCCGAAATTTCATAATTTGTTTCCCTAATGCCGGACATGCGCCACTTTCATTATTATCTATAAATTGTTCTAAAGGAATATCAAGTTTTTGTGCGTATTCAGAAACCGTAGTTATTTTAGGTACTCTTTGGGAGGTTTCATATCTACTAATGACCTGTTTGGACGTTCCTAAAAAATTAGCAAATTCATCTTGTGACATATTACATGATTCTCGTATTTGTTTTAGCTTTTTGCCAAATTCATTATTATTTGTCTGTTGCATTGTTTCCCCCTTGCGCGTCTTTGTTTATACACATGGTTTTTATCAAGTCAAGAATAACTTTTTTCTGGTCGGCGGTAAGTTCAAATATTACCGAGATTAGTTCTTTTGTTAGACGGTCATTAACAGCAGAATATAAATGTTCTCCAATATTATTTGCGAAATCGTACCCTGCTTGTAATGCTTGTTGCTGTGATTGCGTTAATTGTTCTGCTGGAATATGACTAAAGTGTTCAATATCATTCAAATTATAAGGTTGATGCAATATCTCTTTCATGCCGCCGTCTTCTATTATGTTGCTTTTTTTTATGCCAAAATGGTCTGCAATTTTTTGAATAGCACCCATACGCGGCTGTGATTTGCCAAGCTCCCATAAAGAAACGGCGCTTTCGCTCACTTTTGCAATAAGAGCAAGTTCTTTTTGAGTAATATTAAAATGTTCACGTAGTAAACGTATGTTATCGCTTAATGCCATTTTACAGTTACCCCCTCTCTCTTATGATGATACTATTTTAAATAAAACCTATAAAAAAATCAAGTAAAACTTGATATGCTTTTACTTTTTATACTTGACACTCGAGTTTAACTCGAGTATAATAACGAAAACGGGATAGAAAGGAGCGAAAAAAATGAGCATTACATTAAGGCAAGCACGGAGAATGAAAGAATTTTCTATGCGTGAAATGGCAAGTAAATTAGGGATTTGTGAGTGTACATATCGTAAATTAGAAAGAAATCCGGGAGAAATGTCTATAGATAATGCTAAAGCTATTTGTAAAATTCTGGATATTTCAATGGAACAAATTTTTTTCGATACGAACTCGAGTTTAACTCGAGTTTGAGAAAGGAGGAAATACATAATGCAAAGATTTTTAGCAGAGGGGGAAGCCCTTCAACAAGTGGCAGTTATGGGATTGCGTGCGCCGGACGGCACAGTAGCGGAAAACGTGCCTCTGTACCGCATCATACCAGCAAAGGAAATAAAGCCGGAAAGCGGGCTGACAGCTGGGGAAGAGGAAATATGCAAAGAAGCTGGCTGGGCGCTTTCAGACATATACAGGCAGTACAAAAGAGCGGAAAGAAAGGCAAAGGCGGGCGCGAATATGCGGGCGCAGAATGGCTGAAACTTTTGTATTGAACATCCACCCTAATTACATAACAGAACTGCGCAAAGAAAGAAGGATAACCGTAAAAGAGCTTGCACGGCAGGCGGGCGTAGGAGAATCAACAATCTGGAATTTAAAGTGTGACGGACGGCACGGGAGCATAAAAGCGGAAACAGTAGAAAAGCTGGCAGCAGTGCTGGAAGTAGAGCCGGAAACAGTATTCCCAGACTATGCGAGGGCAAAGAAAGACCATGCAGAAAAAAGGGAAAGAGAAAAGGAACATATTTTCAGCAGCCGCGAAGAGCGGGACGAGGCTATAGAAAGTGTGAGATACCTTGCAGTATATATAGCCAAAAAGAATACATGGAGAATAGAAAAATGCCGGAATAATGTTATGGATATGGAAGACCTCATAGGAGAGGCATTGTTGACGCTTGTAGAAACTGCGGAAAAGGTATCAAAAGAAGGAATAACGAGAAACATGGAGTTTTCAAAATATGCGGGCTTTGCTATGGAATATCGTTTTAAAACAATTCAAGGCAGCCAAATGAGGCAGAAACGGACGGCATATTTTAATGTTTCCCTAGATGCACAAATACCGGGTACAGATACAACGTATCAAGAATATTTAGAAAGTGTCGCGCCGAGAATGAAAACGCCGGAGGAAATAGTCATACTGCGGGAAGAGTGCAGGGAAGCCGTGCGGACGCTGCCGCCAGAGCGGAGGCATGAGCCGGAAATTGTAGCATTGTTACAGCAGATTGCAATATAGGACAGGAGGGAAAGGAAGCCATGAGCAAAATAGAAATGATGCAGGAATTGTTAGGGAAAATGAGCGAAAAGGAAATCAGTCTATTGTACTGTTTTGCTATCGGAATGAGGGCAGGCAGCACGGAAAAGCCGGAAACCGCGCAGGAGGGAGTAAAAAACCATGATGTACAGGAAATGTGAACGCTGCGGCGCTAACCTTGACTGGGGCGAGAAATGCGACTGCGGGCAGCAGGAAGGACACGGAACATATTCAGACGGGGAAAGGACGGAAAGAAGGAATGATTGCACTGGCAGGACAGAAACAAGGGCAGGAAGAGAGGGTAACAACCTACCGCTTCGGTGATGATGAAAGGGAGCTGACAGCCGGGGAGAAGGAAGCGTATGCAATGGCTGGAAGAATTGCGGAAAAGATACACTGTGCAGGGCTGGCGGCGGCAGCAGCGCAGTTTAGCAGAATGACCTACAAGGAATTTAAGCGGGCTTACAGGCTGCCGGAATGGGTAAAGCCGGAGGAATACTATTTCTTTTCAAAATCATTCTACCAAGCGTACTGCTGGGGGTATGAAGAGGGGGAGAAAATGAAAGAACACCAGTTCGATATAGGGAAAGAGGAAAAAGAAAAGCGCCTAACGGGAAACCGCTAAACGCTCCGTGCCGTACATATGCACTCAAACCAAATTCAGTATAGCATATGTACGGCAGGATTGCAAGCGTTTTAGCAGTTCCGGCGGGGAGTTCCGACCTTGTAAATAACGTTATCTTCTGAACCATTACAGGGAGGGGCTGGAAAGGAAAACATATGTACACTGAAAAGAAAATCATCATAGGGGATATTATGGAGGTCATGCGCTACCACTCCACCAAAGGGGGAAGTGTGCAGAGAGGGGAAAAGGAGAAGGAGTCAACGCCAGCACAGAAAAAGGCGAATGAGATAAGGACGGGCAACGAGCTTTGGAGGGTAATATACATAAATTTTGACGGGCAGCAGGGCGACCAGTTCAATACATTCACGTTTGCGGAGGATATAGGGGAAGAGGCGGCGCGGAAGGAATGGCGCAACTTTATCAAGAGGGCGCGGCGGTATGTGAAAAAGAACGGTATGCCGGAATTAAAGTATGTGTACACGTTGGAGAAGCAGGGGCGCTGGCATATACACGCAGTTATGAGCGGGATGCCCTTAGAGGATTTAGTAAAGCTCTGGGGGCGGGGGCGCGTCACTTCTTCCATTCTGGACAAGACAAACGATTATAAGGATTTAGCGGCATACATAACAAAGAACACGCAGCAGGAAGGGGAAAAGGAAGAGGCGGGGGGAGAGCCGGAAGGGAAAAGGAAAAACAAGCGCAGTTGGAGCGGAAGCCTAAACTTACAGCGCCCTATTGTGACGGTAAAGGAAATCAAGCGGGAAAGCATCATGCGGAAGATACCAGAAGCGCCGAAAGGCTATGTACTGCTGCCGGACTGGAAAGTAGGCTGCGATAACTGGGGGAATTTATACCAGCACTATAAATGCCGGAAGATAGAGGACACAGGGAAAGCAAAGAAGGGAAGGAAAAAGGCGGGAAAGACCAAGACTAAAAAGCGCCGTTAGCTCACTGGTTAGAGCGCCAGCCTTATTGCTGGGCGTGTCTGGTTCGATTCCGGCACGGCGCATTTGCAGCAGGCACGGCGAGCCTGCACCAGAGGGCAGCAGGCGAATAGCTGCATCTGGATACCGTGGCAAAAATAGCAGCGGTCATACCAGCTAGAGAGTATGTGGACGGTCAACAGGTTTTCTGCGGCTTTTTAAGGTGAAAAGCAGCCAACACGGTAAATATTACGCCAGAACAGGAGGCGGCGGCATGGACAGGCAGAGAGCGCCGCCAGAGCAGCCACACAAAACAGGAAAGGAAGGAAAAGGGAAGCAATGAACATTTTTTCGCGGATATTCCGCAAGGCAAAGCCCCCGGAAGGGAGGACGGAACGCGCAGAGATACTGGGCGGCGGCAGCTCTTTTTCAGCGTGGAACGGCGACGCATACGCAAATGACATATACAGGGGCGCAGTGGACGCGATAGCGCGGAACGTGGCAAAACTGAAAGGTTCGCATGTGATACGCTATGCAGACCATGACCGCACGGAGGGAGACTGCAAAATAAACCGCCTGCTACAGATAGAGCCTAACCCGTATATGAGCGCCTTTGACATGCTGTATAAGCTGGCAACGCATTATTTCCTTTACAACAATGCCTTTGCGTTCTTACAGAAGGACGAACGGGGGCGGCTTGTGGGCGTGTTCCCGTTAAATGAGGTGCATGTGGAATTTATGGCAGATGCAGCAGGGGCGCTGTACTGTGAGTTCCTTTTTTCCGGCGGCAAAAGCGTAGTGCTGCCATATGCGGACGTGATACACATGCGCAGGAACTTCAACAGCAGCGACCTTTTAGGCGACAGCAACGGGGCATTAGAGCCAGCGCTACAGCTTGCGCATACGCAGAATGAGGGCATCATTTCAGCGATAAACAGCGGCGCACAGCTCCGGGGCATCTTGAAGCGCACGCAGCTTGCGAACGTGGAGAAGCTGAAAGACATACAGGAGAATTTCATAAAGGACTATCTGACGATATCCAACAACGGCGGCATAGCTGTAATAGATAATGCATCGGAGTATATACCGCTGGACAACAAGCCCTATACAATCGACGAGAAACAGCTACAGGCGGTAAAAACAAAGATTTATGACTATCTGGGGATTTCGGAGGCGATTGTAAACAGCAGCTACAATGAAGACCAGTGGGCGGCATTTTATGAAAGTACGATAGAGCCGCTGGCGGTTCAGTTCAGCCTTGAATTTACGCGCAAGGTATTCAATGAGCGGGAACGCGCTTTCGGCAATTCCATATTGTTTGAGAGCGGGCGGCTGCAATTCAGCAGCAACGCCACAAAGGTAAACTTAATAAAAGAGCTTATGCCGTATGGGCTGCTGACCGTCAACCAAGCGCTGGAAATATTGAACCTTCCAAGCGTGGAGGGCGGCGAGAAGAGGCTACAGACATTGAACGTAGTTTCTGCTGACGAGGCGCACAAGTACCAAATGGCGAAAGCAGGAGCGCCCGCAGGGGCAGCAGGACTGGAAAAGGAGGCGGGAGGCAGTGAAGGAAATTAGGATATGCGAGATAAGGGCAGATGCGGCAGCAGGCGCAGAAACAGCCCTAAGGCTGGAAGGAAGACCTATTGTCTACGACCAGCCGACAAAGATAAATGACCCGGCAGGGGCTTTTATAGAGGTGATACGGGCGGGGGCGCTGGAAGGTGCAGACCTTTCAGACGCAAGGCTGCTTTACAACCATGATTTAAGCAGAGTGCCACTTGCACGCACGCCAAAAACAATGCAGCTCATACACGACCCGGCAGGGCTGCGCATGGTTGCAGACTTACCAGACACGCCGGAGGCAAACAGCGTATATACGGCAGTAAAGCGCGGCGACCTTTCGGGAATGTCTTTTGCCTTTAAAGTGCCGGAGGGCGGCGACAGCTACGACGCGAAGACGCGGACACGGACTATACACAAAATAGAAAAGGTCTATGAAATAAGCGTTGTACCTTTCCCCGCATATCCCCAGACAAGCGTAGAGGCGCGTTCTGCGATAAGCGGGCAGGCAGAGGCAGAGAAACTGCGCCGGGAGGCAATCATAAAGGCAAACAAAATATTGATGAAGGACATTTAGAAAAGGTGTCCAAAACGGACACCGCCACAAAAAGGATTAAACGGAGGAAACCAAAATGAAATTTAAGACTATCGCAGAGGCATTTAATTATTACCGCAACGCCACATTAGAGGAAATCGAACGCCGGGCGGCAGAAATCAAAGGGACGATTGAAACCGACGCGGAGGCAGACATAACGACATTAAATATTGAGCTTTCCGGGCTTGCACAGGCGAAAGAGAACATACAGCAGCAGGCAGCAGGGGCAGCGGGAGGAAGCCAGCGCAGCGCGTTCAACCCTATCACGGGTGCAGGCATGAGCTTTGAGCGCAGGGCAAGCCATGAGGCAACGGAGGGCGACGTATTGAACAGCCCGGAATATAGGAGTG